AGCACAACAACAAGGCAACAATCGACTTGTCTGCTTATACAACAGAAAGTAAAGATATTGTATTGACAATCAACGGCGTTGATGTTGATGTTACAACTTCCGGAACTCCTGCAACAGACGTTGCAAACCTTGTTTCCGATATCAATGATGATGTTGAAGGTGTAACCGCCGTTGCCGGAACTTCTTCAGACGCAGGAAAAATTTTCCTCACTTCTGACGATGATTCGGAACTCAATATCACACTTGTTTATGACGGCACTGACGCAACCGATTCAAAGGTTACAGAATCGTCAGAAGCAGTTTATGCCGGTGTTTCAGTATTCCATCAGAACGCATTCTTGAATTCACGCGGATGTTATATTCCAACTGAAGCCGTTGCTGTAATGGAAAAGGGTTACATCTGGGTTGTTCTCGCATCCGATGTAAACCCAAGTGTTGAAGCTGACGCTTATGTAACCGCTGATGGAACTTTTACAACTTCTTCAAGCGGAAATACAAAAGTTGGTAAATTCAAATCTGGAAAAGAAAACGGAACAGGTACTGAAAAACTTGCTCTTGTTTCTCTTGACTAATGGAGGAATAGAAAATGGTTATTCATTCAAATGACCCTACAAGACTTGATTCAAACGAATCAGTATTTTTCAACCGTGAGTTGGCGTTTGTAAAGTCACGTTCATATGACGCAAAATACGCTGAACTCAAAGGTTTGGCTTTGATTCCTATTTCAACAGAAGCAGGCGCTGGAATAAACGAAATTGTTTATCATCAGTACCGCGGTGTTGGTTTTGCAAAAGTCATTGCTGACTATGCAAAAGACTTCCCACGCGTTGATATCTACGGTGAAGAGAAGTCTGTAAAAGTAAAAGGAATTGGAGACTCATACGGATACTCTATCAAAGAAATTCGTGCTTCACAGAGAGCCGGAAAGAATCTTGACCAGCGCCGTGCTATCACTGCACGCCGTGCTCACGATGAGCAGATGAACAAGATGGCATTGAAGAGTGACCCAATCAATGGTACATTCGGCCTTCTTGACTTCCCGGGAATTACTGAAGTAACTCTTCAGGCTGATGGAACAGGAGTTTCAAAAACTTGGGCTTCAAAAACTCCAGACCAGATTGTTCGTGATATCAACGATATGGTAAACGCAGTAATGGAGCCAACTTCTGCTCGCGAAGTTCCTGATACACTTCTCCTCCCAATCGCAATGTACAATGACATTGCAACACGCCGTATTGGCGAAGCCGGAGAAAAGACCTTGATGAAGTACATCCTCGAAAATTCTCCATATATCAAGAGAATTGATTGGCTGTCTGAACTCAAGAATTTCGGTGCCGGAAATACAAACCGCGCATTGATTGGCCGTTTCGATGAAGAGCACATCACACTCGAAATCCCTCAGCCATTTGAGCAGTTTGAAGCTCAGCAGGAAGGTATGGAATTCACAATTCCTTGTCATTCTGAATGTGCCGGTACAATTATATACTATCCACTTGCATTCGCATACGCTGATGGTATTTAATTAAAAGCCGGAAATATTGGTAAAATCGTGGGTGTTTTAGCAAAAAGGTAAAATTACCCTATCAAAGCAAAACACCCACGATTTTTTTAATCCTAGAGTGGTTTTAGACCATATTTTTTATACAAATATAAAACATAAAGGATGGAAAATTATGTTAATTAAATTTGAACCTAAAGTTGAACATTTGAAGTGCATAGCTCTTACCCCAAAAGAGGGATTGGAGCTTTCAAGAACTATGGTGCGCTTGCTTCCCGGAACAAATGAAGTTACAAATGATGAGTGGAAGGCAATGCGTGGAAATATTGTAGCAGAGCTTGAAAGCGGTGAGATTAAAATTCTTGCGCAGAAAGTTAGCGCCGGTCGGGGAAAAGTTGGAGGCATTAAAGCCAAAGACCTTAAAGAAATGCCGGTAAACCTTGCAGTGAAATATGTATCTGAATGCAATAATCCAGATACACTTTTGAAGTGGTACAAGGAAATCACCAATGAAGAGGTGAGATTGTCTATCACAAATAAATTTAAAAAACTTGACATTGAAATCCCTGAAGATGAAATTCCAGACACTCCAAACGAAGCTCCTATGAGCTTGGAAGAGTTTGAATCAGATGAAGATGACGATTCCGAAGATGAAGACATTGACGATGATTCTGAAGACATTGATGAAGAATCCGGGGAAGATGATTCAGAAACTGATGAGGATTCCGGAGAAGATTTGGGAAACAAAACAGTTGCTGAACTTAAAGCTATTTGCGAAGAAAAGGGAATTGATACAAAGAAGTTTTCAAAGAAATCTGATTTTATCAACGCTCTGAACGCATAGGAGAAAATTGGTTATGATGACTGCGGAACAAATAATCGAGACTATCTGCCCTGAATTGTCAGATAGTCCATCCTTATCTCAATATGTGCAGATAGCAAAAGAGAGTTTGTCCCGCAGTTTTTTCGGGAAACTCTATGAACAAGCAATAGCTTATAAAGCCTGCCATCTGTTTACTATAACAAAACCATCTGAATTAAATGAAATAACTTCTGTTGGTGGCGGAAGTGTTAATCATTTACAAGAAGGTGGAATCACGGTTGGGTTTAACAATACAAATAGTGATAAAGAACTTTCTGAAACTAAATATGGAAGAATGTTGTTAGACCTTATGAAGAGCAGACCGACTATGGATGTAAACCGGAATTGCCGGCCACCAATAGTTGGTTACCCTTATGTTTTTATTTAAGAGAGGTGAGGCTGATGTTACTTTTCCCAAATGCGACAATTTACGTTTCAGCTCTTACTGTTACAAAAAATGATGAAGGAACTAAAATTAAAACATATGATTTTAATAATCCTTTAGAGAATTTTCAATCTGATGTCCAACCAAATGTTTTGACCCGGGCGCAAATTGAACTATACGGAATAAACGCGAAAACAGCAAACACGAAAAAGTGTTTTTGTGATATATCAAAAGGTGAATTTATGACTTTAGGGAATAGAGCTAAAGTTGTATATAACAATGGCGCGGTTGAGTATTATAATATTCAACCGGTAAATGTTTGGAGATTTCATAAGGAATTTCTTTTGATTCCGGTGGAGAATGAAAATGCCTAAAAGCATTGATTTGAGTCAGCTTTCTAATTTTCTCAAAGAAAGAAGTGCAGGATTGACTGGAAATCTTGTAAACGCAATAAAAATCTGCGGTGAGAAAATTAGAAGCGATATTCAATATGATATGGCTCACACACCTAGAGATATGACCAAAAGCTATTATACAAATAATAAAACTACACCTCACCATCCTTCTATGCCGGATAATCCGCCTGCCCCGGACACCGGCAATTTAAGAGAAAGCATCCGTTATGAAGTTCACAATGAGAGTAAGGAAGTTTATGGGATTGTAGGCAGTACTCAAAAAGACCCAAATTATGCAGTTTATACAGAATATGGAACTAAAAAAATGGCGCCAAGACCTTGGCTCAGACCTGCAATGATTAAAAATAACGATTTTATTCATAGAACTATTGCAAAAGCAGTCAAAAGCACTTTAACCGGTGATTTAATAGGGGTTGAAAAATGATTAATGCAAAAAAACTATATGCAAAAATTTTCTCAGATGAAAGAATCACCGCTGTAATTCCGGAAAATAATATTTTGAACGCTTATCCGGCCGAAGTAGAAATTTTTCCTTGTATTATTTATCTTGATGAAAATCAGAGTGATGGAGAATATTCGGACAATAAATCCGGGGCAAGCGGTTGTTCTGTTATGGTTCACATTTTTTCAAAGAAGTTAGATGGATATGTGAGCACTTCAGATGTCGCTGAAGTTGTCGCTGAAGTTTTGAATGAAAAACTTTGGCACTGTTCTCAAAATAGAGAAATTGGTGACCCAGACCCAGATACAGAACACCGGGTTATGGTATTTAACAAGTCAATTTTTGAATTGAATATAAATTCTTAAATGGAGGAATTAAAATGAACGAAAGACCAAGAATTGGTTTGAGCGGTTTGGTTCTCGCAAAAGTTCTTAAAGATGACAAAGATGGTATTGTTTATGATACACCTTTTGACATTCCTGGAGCAGTAGTTGCGACAATCAACCCAAACTCAAGTGTAGAAACAGACTACGCTGATGATGGTGCATTCTTTGCTCAGAACAACCGCGGTAATACAGAATTGTCTCTTGAGATGATTGATATTACGCCGGAAAATGAAGCAAAAATGCTGGGACAGAAATATGTAAACGGCGTTATTGTTGAAACTGACCTTGACCAGTCACCTTATTTTGCTTTTGGTGGTAAGGTACTGATGGCCGGTTCAGACGAAGCAGGTGACGCGGTTTATACATATCTTTGGTATGCAAAAGGTAAATTCTCAGTACCAGAAAGTGGCGGAGAAACAAAACGCGATTCTATTACATTTGGTCACAAGAATCTTACTGCTCAATTTGTTAAAACTCAGTTTGTCCCAGAAGGACAGAAGAGTGGAACAATTGGTACTAAGATTAGAACTGATGACCCTTCTGCTTTACCAAGTCTTATTGAGAATTGGTTTGAAGCTCCGGTTGTTTCTGTAACTCAGTCAACTTCTCCGGTAACAGTTGTTGCTGCCACAAGCAATAGCAACCTTGTTTTGACTGGTTCAAAAGGAACTTCTGAAGAGTTTGTTTTTGCTCAGCCGACTGCAAAACTTGGAGAAACAATTATTGTTACAGATGCAAGCGGAGAACTTGTCAAAGGTACATTTACTTTTGGTGGCACTGCTTCTGCACCAACAATTACCTTTACACCGGATGATGGCGAAAATCCATTCACCGCTGTAACCGTAACAAGTGGATTGAAGGATAACAATGGAATTGGTGTAACTCCAATGACTGATGCTGACCTTTAATTTATTTTTACCCTTCCCGGATATTTACCGGGAAGGAATATTTTATTTTTGATAAGGATGGACAAAAATGGAAGAAACAAAAGAACTTGACAAAGTGCAAAACAAAAAAGTAA